CAAACATTATCAGGATTAACTATGAGCGAAATAACTAAAGGGAAAGCAGGAAGAAAAGTTCAAGGCGGAAGGTTTGTTAAAACTGACGCACCGTACTCTCCTATTTTTAGTAGTAGTGATGAGATTTACAAAAAATATTATTTAAATAAATAAATTGACATATAAAGAAAATAATTGTATTTTAATATAAACACAGCGTGTATAAACACGCTAAAGGAGAATAAATATGGTAAGTGAAAATACTACACCACAGGCAGAAGAGCCTCAGGCACAGCCTCAGGCAGAACCTGTTATTACAGACAATACTCCTGAAGGACAAGACGCATTTAATCCTGCGTTGCCTTTTGTTTTGCCAACAGAAGATAATGTCCAAGCCCCTGTAGCTCCAACAGAAGAGCCTGCTACAGAAGCACAACCTCAGGAACAGCAACAAGAACCTGAACAAGGAGCGGAAAATATGCAAGCACAGCCTGCAGTCCCGCAACAAGAAGAAGGTACACAACCTGCTGTAGAAACCCCGTTGCCAAGCATGCCCGAGCAACAAGTTCCCGCACAACCTGCTCAACCTACAGTTGATGACAGAATGAGACAAATGGAACAATCGTTACAAGGGTACGAAGCTCAAAGAGCTCAGCAAGAATTTGCACAGCAAAGGCAACAGGTTCAACAGCAGTACGAGCAACAAGGGTATGACCCTGAAACTGCCTCTGTTTTAACACAGCAATGGGAACAAGGCGTTGCACAAGCACAACGTATTCAATTCCAAGCACAAAGCAGAGAACAACTTATGGCAAGTATGATGACAAACGCCTTAAGATTGCAGAAAGAAACAGGAGCAGACCCATTAGAGTTGCTGAAGTATACCGACCCTATACAAATGGAAAACGCAGCAAAAGGACAAGCGAAGTTAAACAAACTAGAAGAGGAGAACAAAAAGCTCAAAGAGCAATTAGCTCCCGCTCAGAAGTTTGATAACAACACAACTAGTCCTACTACTGAAGATTCTGATGAGTATTGGCAGGAAAGATATATACAAGGAGACAATTCTCCAAAGGCACTAGCTGCAGGTCGAAGAGCTGCAGGTTTACAATAATCAGGTGGAGACACCTATTCAACGGTGGAGGAAATAAATGGCTCAAACCGCTACAACAGGTAGTTTAGAGAACGCGAGCAGAACTATAATCGCGGCTGCTAGATATACCGAGGAGCACAATGCTCCCGCTATGGCTTTAATAGAGAAGTTCACACTTCCTAGAGGTTCAAAGCAAGTAACTGTGCCAAAAGTCTCACAAATGACCGTGTCTGACTTAACAGACGGACAGGACATTGTTGACGAAGAAGAGATAGGAATGACAACAGTCAGCCTTACTGCAAGTGAGGTAGGAGCTAAAGTTATTCTTACCGACAAGCTTGTTCGTGAACAACAAAACAATGTGTTTACTATTATTGGTAAACAACTTGGAGACGCAATGGCAAGAAAAAAAGATACTGATGTTCACTCATTATATAGTTCATTAAATGGTGGTACTACACTTGGTGCAGCAGCAGCTACAGCAAGTCTAGCTAACATGGCAGGTGCAATAGCATTTGCAAAAGCAAACAAGTTTGGAACAGAAATATATATTCTGCAACACCCAAATACTGTTTTTGATATTGCTAACACAGCAGTAACAGCTTCTTCAACTTACCCTGTACCACATGGTTGGTCTGAAGATTTGCTTGGAAATTTCTTTAGCGGTCTAAGACCTCTTAATGGAGTTCCAATTTTTGAAGACGGAAACTTATCAGTTGACTCAAGTGATGACGCAGTTGGCGTTATTGCTGACAAATCAGCTCTAGCTGTACTACAGTCTGTTGACAGTAGAACAGAGAGACAGAGAGACGCTTCAATGCGTGCAACTGAGGTGGTTATAACTGCGGATTACGGAGTTGCAGAGCTTGATGATTCAAGAGGTGCACCTTTGACTTTTGACGCTTCCGCTCCTTCAACTAGTGCGTAATTAAAAATTAAATAATAAATGGAGGCTTTATGGGTACAGGCATGCCGTCTGCACAACGTAGAGAATTGTTAGAAGAGTTAAATCAATCTAACAGGGAGTTAGGTATGAACAAAGATTATGATTGGCAATTATTAGAAAGTTGGCAAGATAAAGTAACTTTATATCAACACCTCCCTTCTTATACGGTAGAAGGAAAGGTTTGGAAACCCTGCGGGACGAAACACCTTAATCAGGTAGGAGACCCGCAACACCTAGCAAGGAAAGCTAAAGCTCCGCTAGCGTGGTTAATAATGCCATGGGACGGAGTTTGCAAAATGGAATTGCAAGGTAAAGAGTGTGCTTGTAAAAAAGCAGGCTTTAATGAAGATAAAGACAAAGTTACTCAGGGGAAAACTGAAGTTAAGGTGGAAACGCCTAAACAAAAAGCTACTCCTGAATAACTTGTTTTAGTATAAGTGTAATCTTTGACCGAGCTTATACGGTTTTTTAACAATCGGTTGAAGGCGGGGTGTATAAGATACCCGAATTAAATAAAGGAAGGAAGTGTAATGGCTTTTTCAAACGTAATAAACGGAGTATATGGACAGGAGAAAGAAGAGACTTCAAGTCAGAAACTTGAACTCGGAACTCGAATGGTATTTCGTGACGGAAGAGAATACAGATATGCCCACAATGGTGGAACAGCAATCGGAGAAGGATTAATTGTAGCAGCAGAAGCTTTAGTTGCACATCATGGTTCAGACGGAGACTTGGCAGTTGCAACAACTGCAGCAGGTTCAAGAACTATTGATGTAACAGTTGAAGGTACAGCAGCAGCAAAAAATCTTTACAAAGAAGGTTACCTATGGTTTAACTTAGCAGCTACATCAGTACATGAGCTTTACAAGATTAAAGAACATGATGCTTTTGGAAGTGGCGGGTCAGCTACAGTAACAATAGAAGATGAAGCAGGCTTACATCAAGCAGTTACTAACGGAACTGACACAGTAGGACTAATGAAAAATCCTTATGACAATATAATCGTAGCTACAGCAGCAGTTGCTGAAAGACCTGTTGGTGTAACAGTAAATGCTTTTACTGCTGACTATTATGGTTGGGTTCAAACTAGAGGAATATCTGTTATAAAAATAGATGGAACTCCTGCAATAGGAAGTCCTATTGGAACTAGCTCTAACCACGCAGGTCAAGGTTTAGTAGTCGGAGCAGATACCACAGGTGGTGTCGCAAGAGTACATAGCTTGGCAGGTATTGACAACGAGTATGCAGTAGTTGTACTGCAAAACTTGGACTAAGTATGCAATTCGTAGGCTCAGAAACTTACGACAGAAGATTAATATTACCTGCAGGCGTTCTTCTTATAGGAGAGTTACCTGCAGGTAATACTTTAAGCTCGCTTTCTTTTAGTTTTTACGATTCAGTTACAGAGCGTAGGTCAGTAATTCACAACATTCCTTACACTCCTAATGACCCTTATTCTCACAACGGAATTGAAACTATGATAGGAGAAGCTCACGAAACATGGCTTAAAAATGTAAGAGAACAAGGCAAAAAGAAACCTAAAATGACTGTAGAACAAAGAAAAGAATTTGGTAAAATACTAGAAGAAATAAGAGTAAATAAAAACAAACGAAAAGAAAGTACAAACAATAAAATTTATTACGAGGGAACAAATAATGGAAGACAACAAAATCGTAGACAGTTTAGACGCAGCACTAGACTCTCCTGAAAACACTCAGGAAGTAATAGACGATAGAGTATTAATAAAGCAGGAAGATATAACTGCAGTATTAAATGAAAGCGAGTTAACAAGAATAAAAGTAACTAATCAAGCTTTGCAAAGAACAGTAAAAGAATTAGCTGTTGAAATTTCAAGGCTTAGAGGTATACTTAAAATGCAAGGCGAAAATATTAACAAACCTAAAACAAAGGAGAAATCAAATGCCACCAATGGGTAAAGGTACATACGGAAGTAAAAGAGGAAGACCACCTAAAAAAGGTAAGAAGATGATGAAGAAAACCAT